GATTTAAGGTGGTTGATATTAAACCCGACAAAACAGATTCAGATGGAAAGAGAAGTGTATTTGTATTTGAATATGCAGATGGAATTTTAGACAAGATTAAGAAAACAAAATAATAAAACCAGAGATGGGAACTCGTGCAAACGAGTCCTATCACTTATCTACTACTAATTCCTTATCTACTAATAATATGTGTCACAGATGATGCCATTTTATCTGTCCTGTTGTCAGTAGATTTGGACAACCATACACATAAAAAGGGCATAGTTGTCGCCCTAGAAAAACACATAAAAAGGAGCATAAAAAATGAGATTATTTTTAGAAGAAAATTTGGTTACAGGAAACACATTAACACCTGATGGAGTGCTTGCATACATAGCACTGAGAAAGATGATGGATGAGAATATCTTCTTGAAGTCATTGGAGATTACAGAGGACTGTGTATCTATCAACAGAATGGCTTATACACTTGTTGGTGTAAGTGAGAAATATCCTAAAGCATTTACGGATGCATTGCAGCGTGGAATATACGAACTTGATGCCGTGGACAGGATTAAGATAGTGCAGTCATTTGGTAAAGGAATTGAGTTTGTATTGGATATAAAGAATTTATACTTTGATACTTCAAAGGAAGGACAGCATTTTGTCATGGTATCATCTGATGAGGTTGAGAGGATTCTGACACATGATGCAGATATGAAGAAGAAAATATCCATACTGAAATATTATGTGGCTCTTGTCAGTTCATTTGATTGGTCTGCCAATATGAAATGTAAGGATGGTATGCCTAATCTTCAAGGTAAGATTGGTCACATGACACAGGATTATGTTGGTGGTCTTGCCGGAATATCCGGGCGAACTTGTCAGAGATACAATGTGGTCTTAGAGGATGAGATGAAGATGATATACATTTATAGAAGTAACGACAAGATTAAAGAGGATGATTCTTTAAGACAGATTACCAACTGCTACAGTCGTTATGAGGACAAAGATTTATGTGAAATGTATGCATCTGACTTTGAGAATAAGATGGGATATAAGCATAGAATTGTCAGAACCAAAAAGAATAAGGAACAGGCAGATAATAACAGACGATTGGCTCAGATTTATAATCGTATCTGTGAAGGATATGGAGATTCATATGATGAAGATACTATCCGCAAGGTGTACAAATATGTAACCAATAAGAATAAGACCGTTATTGATGAGATAGATAAGAAGCAGTCACAGGAATATATGTCATCATCTGATAAGGATTATGTTAAGAATTTACAGTCCCAGATTAGAGACACACTTATCTTTGAGCAGTTCACTTATCTCAATGAGGATTCCCAAGATGGAAACTCAGACGAAGATGTTTGGGGCGAGATTGATGCTATCGAAAACGGATATACAGTTGATGAAATATTAGAAATGCCTACTGCATCTGATGTGGTAGCGTAACCAGTTGGGGTGTCGGTAATGCCGACATCCTTTTTGATTAGCCAAAATTGGCGAGTGGATTTCCACTCTTATGTGGAACAAATTAACTTAGAAAGTGAGGACATAAAATGAGAAAGAAAGATTTAATTGCAGAGAACAAAAGATTAAAAGATGAGGTTGAAGATTTAAAGCGTCAGTTGACATATGCAAAGACGCAAATAGATATAAAGGATATTTGCTTAATGCTTAATAAGGAAAGAGAGGTATATCATGACTAAGGAAAAGACAATTATGCAAGCATTAACAGAGGTTGTTCCTAATTATCTTGCGTCATATCTTTGTTGGTATTACTCTGATCCGAATAAAAGAATCAGTTGGGAAGAACTTTGTAAATCTGATGCTAACTTTAGAAGTAAAAGCGGTGAGAATAAAACAGAAGATTTTGCAGAGCAGAACTGGCTCATTAGAGATGATGTTCAGAAAGCAATGATTATCTATTTGCAGTATATGAAGAGATACAACTTTATGAAGCGTTATCAAGAGATGAATAAGAAAGCATTGTCGGGAGATGTGAACAGTGCAAAGTATGTTGATGAAATGGATAAGATTCTGGACAAGATGAGCGTAGATAAGAATACAGAGAGTGAGATTGACAGATTGCTAGAGGGGGTGACAATCAATGGAAATTAGTTTAGCCAATGCCAAGAAGTTAAACTGGCTGTGGCAGGATGAACATGAAATTGAATGGATTGAAACCTTTGTCAAGATTATTGATAAATCTGGTAAAACAGTTCCGTTCAAATTAACACCTGAGCAGAAAGCATTTATTAACGGATTGGCTCATAAGAATGTGATTTCAAAAAGCAGACAATTGGGTTTGAGTGTATGTTGTGCTGGCATTTCCATCAGAAGATGTGTGTGCCATCCCAATACAACCTGTGTACTTATATCGCACTCTCAGGAGAGTACCAATAAAGTATTCGGTAAGTTGAAGCAAATGTTCTATTCTCTTCCTGATTGTATAAGACCAGAACTGTTGACCAATAACAGACAGGAATTATCTTTTGTGAATGGTAGCAGAATATCATGTCAGACAGCAGGGAACAAAGATTTGTGCCGTGGCGACACGATTAACGGAGTTTTGCATATGTCTGAGTATGCAATGTGGAAGAATCAGGAAGGACAGATGCAGTCACTTATGCAAGCAGTAACCGAATCTGCGACCTGCATAATTGAAAGTACGACAAAGGGCTTCAACTCCTTCACAAGTACATATATGCAAGCAAGGAATGGTGAGAATGATTTCAAGCCATTCTTTTTTAATTGGATAAATGGACGCACATTATTTGAACCTCAGTACAAGTTGGCGGTTAAGTCGTGGAAAGCGAGACACAATGGTAAGATGCTCACAGAAGATGAGTATGATGAGGAAGAAAAATCTCTTGCCAAGTTGGGTATGACACCTGAACAGGCAGTATGGAGAAGAGGAAAAATATCTGAGTCCTCATTAGATGCTTTCCATGAAGAATTTCCAAGCACATTTGAAGAGAGTTGTATTGTAAGCGGTTCATCTGTATTTGATAACAATAAGGTTATCAGATTACAGCAAGCAATAGTGCAGCAGAACATCAAGCCATTATCACTTGATAAGATAGTTGGGATTCCCCAAGTGTTACGACCTCATGTATCTAATCGCAATCTGAAGGTGTGGCAGATTCCCAAAAAGGGAATACGCTATGTTCTCGGTTGTGATGTTGCTGAAGGTCTTGGCGGTAAGAGAGATAGTTCTACCATTTATGTATCGGATAAGGATGGTGTACAGGTTGCGGAGTTCAAGTCCAATAAGGTAAAGCCATACGAATTTGCGGATATAATTGATGCAATGGGTAGATGGTACAATAAAGGATTACTCGTGGTGGAGAAAGCATCAGGCGGTCACAGTTGTATTGAGAGATTAAGATACGACAAGAAATATATGAATATGTACAAATATAAGTGCTATGACGAGTTCAAGAGAACCATTTGGAAGGTTGGATTTGATACCAACAACAAGACCAAGAGTATTGCGGTCAATGATATGCGTGAGTGGTTCGATAAGGGACTGATTGACATACAGAGCAATGATTTACTGGAAGAGATGAAAACATTCGTTGCAGAGGATAACGGAGCATTTAATGCCGTTGTGGGTTCACATGACGACCTTGTGAGTGCTTGTTGGTTATGTATTGCAGGAATGAAATCTGCTTTCTGGTATCCGTTTTAGAAAGGAGAGACAATGGACAGATTAGATTATTATATTGAGAAACAATATGGCAATGATCCTAAGTGGTTTGAAGAGGAAATCATTCAGGGCAGCCATGCACAGAGGATAAGTAATGTTATTGCCAACAGAGATTATTTAAGTGGCAGACATAAGGTTTTACTGCGTCAGGACAGCCAGTATAAGGGCAAGACATTAGTTGTTAATAAAACAGTGATTAACTATGCTAAGACCGTTATTAAGTTCCATAATACGTTTTTATTAGGACATCCGACTGCTTTATCCTGCAATGATGAACATACGCTGAATACATTTAATGACATCTATAAGTTAGGACAGTATGCTACTGTTGACTATGAGATTATAGACCGTGTAAATAAGTTTGGTGACGCATATGAAGCAATCTATGTGGACAATGGAACGATTAAGAGTAAGGTGCTTGATAATGCTTGCAGTTATCCTGTATATGACGATATGGGTGAGTATATTGCCTTTATAGAGCATTGGACAGACGCATATACGGCTATTTCATTCTGGAATGTATATTATCCTACCTATGTTGAACATTGGGACAATGAGGGTGGAGAAATGCGTTTAACATCAACAGATAACAGTGTTGGTCTGCCTATCCATTATCATAATTTCAATGATGAGGATTATAACTTCGGTGTGGCTTTACTGAATGATATTAAGCCGATTATGGACGCATTAGAAGATGTTATGGCTAAGATGAGTGACAGTATCTATGTGAATGTAATGAATCCTATGCCTGTGGCTATTGGACAGCGTATAGAGAGTTCTATTCCTGCGGATGCAGTTGGTTATGTAATGAACCTTGATGTGGGAGATTTCAAGTATGCTAATTGCTCATTGGATTATAACTCAATCAAGTTATATCTGGATAATATGAAGCAGTTCCTTAATGATGTGGCTTGTATGCCATCTGTATTAGGTTCTAGCACTAATATTGCGAATATCTCAGAAGTTAGTATGCAAATCTTACTGATGATGGCAAGTGTGTATGCTGATGAGAATAAGAAATGGCTCAATATTGGATTCCAGAAACGATTTGAGATGTTCAAAAAGATACTTGGTATGCAGGGAATTAAGGTGGATAGTGATGTAGAAGTCATTTACAATGTGGCTATGCCGGTTGCATCTACTGAAATGATTGCTAATCTGAAAGCACTTCAAGAGATGGGAGCAATTAGTAAGGAAACAATTATGGAAAAGACCGAATATGTCAGTGATGTAGAGGTTGAAAAGAAGCGTTTGAGTGGTGAAAATGTAGAGTCCACTCCAAATGGAGTGCAGTCAAAAACCACTGATAATGTTGATAACTCTGTGGATAACTTAGCGTAAATTGTGGATAACTTTAGTTGAGTGAAGTTAAATTAGCGTCTATATGTGGTATTTCAACATAAATATGCACACTATATATAGACGCATTTTGCTTTACAGACCACTAGGTTTAGTGGCTAAACGCATCAAAACTGGACAAATTGACAAATCCAACAATAAATTCGGTCTGATTTGCGATATGACACTGTACTGTACTAAAGCAATCTGAATTGTAGATACATGAGACACAATTCCATATCCATCAGGCAGAAAAGAGTGGATAATAGTGTAGTATTGTACACTGTTCCAAACTGGTGCTGCGGTATTTCTACATTTTTCCGTGAGATTAGGGGGTATCAGATGGGGATATAATCAGAAGAAATCTCGATTTCCTTGGCTTACATTCACTTGACTATCAATCAAGTGAGCGTTTTAGGGGTGATTTGAGCCGATTTTGGGGTTAAATGTGACCAGATGTAGGGTGATAGAGCCGATAATGTGGCTGTACTAATCCATTGTGCAATATGTACAAAGGGGTGAATGGATGTTCACTGTGCAATATGGAGAAAATACAGTGCTATTTTTGTACAAAGTGACGAAACGATTCAGAGCAAATTTATTTAAAGATTTGTGAATTTCTGAAAAAACTTCAAAATAATTTGGCTTATTGTCAGACAATTCAAATGTTAAATTTTTGTGAATTTTTTGCGTTACCCCTTGACTTCAAAAAATTTTTTCCTTAATCAGAAAAATCCCCACAGAGCAAAATTTGGTCATCCGAAACTTTCAGGTGGGGTACATCCAGAACCTCACCTTATGCAAGGTTCAATCAGACCTGACAAGGCGATTTGCCGACTCAGAGATGCACACAATGCACTTCCAAAATCATGTAGTTAATTCTAATCATATATGGTATAATTTAAAAAGGTGATGTATATGAAATATTGTTCAAAATGCGGAAGAGAATTATTTGATAGAGACATAGAATGTGATAAGTGTAAATCTGTCAATTTTATTTCCGAAAAAGAATGTAAAGAGATTATTGAAAAAATAAATAATGCCAATATGATTTCTAAAAAGAAATTATTAAAAGATCCTATTTATAAAATGGTGTATGATTCCATTATAAACAAACCTAAAGATTATTTTAATGCATGTATTGCAAACAGTAATAATGACTCAAACGAAGAGTATTTTGATAGAATAAAGAAACATACAATCAATAATAAGCAAGAAAATATTCCAAAATGTCCTACTTGTGGCGCTACAAACATTCAAAAAATCTCCACCACAAGGAGATTGGTAACTACAGGTCTATTTGGATTGGCAAGCAGTGATATTGGAAAAACTATGCTTTGTAAAAACTGTGGCTACAAGTGGTAGGAGGATTCCTTATGAAAAAGAATTTTGATATTCTGAAAAAACAGACAAGATTTTATATATTTTTGGTTGCATTAGTGGCTACAATATGTGGTTTTATTTTTAAAGGAGTATACACAGTTCAATATAATCAAACTCTTCATAATATGCAAAATGAACCAAAATATACTTCGCAACTTCATATTTACGAATATCAAGTGGAAGAGGAAATAATGAAAGAAAAAGGTGTAATGTTTTTGGATGTTACAAAAAATATTGCTTATATATTGATTACCCTTGGTGGATTGCTTACTGTAATTTCTGGGATATTTTGTATTAAAACTTTAATCAATGGTAGCCAATCGAAAGAATATTATATTGATACATCAAATACTAGCCCATCAGTCGAATGTCCTTACTGCCACTCCATGAATACTTCCAAAATTGGCACTGTAAATAGAATGGTATCTACGAGTATGTTTGGTCTTGCCAGTAAAAAGATAGGAAAGCAATGGCACTGTGATAATTGTAAGAGTGATTTTTAGGTGACCAGATGATTGTGGGGTGATTCTTATTAGAATATATCATACATTAGGTGGCTCATATCCTATACATAATAAAGAATTTCGCATGGGTACAGTTGTTTTACAATTGGATAATAAAGTTGAAATATTTTGTGATAAAGCAAATTTTATAAGTCAGAAGAATCCAATACTTGTTCTAATATATAATCCATATAAAAACAAATGGTATAGGACAAAAATGAAGAATGAATACACAGAGTTCATGTGGAAGTATTACAAGAAACATCAAAGTAAAATCAATCCGAAAATAAAAAGAAAAGTTCATCATAAGCATGTGAATCAACATGGGACACGTCCAGTTACAATTCCAAAAAGTGTTAGATGGGCTGCGGAGCATCCGTATCAAGGCGGTGGAGTTTCGCCTAGATGAATAACATTGGAGGCATATAACAGTATGGAAATTAGTTATCAAGGTCTATTTGATACATTAAAAAGCAAAGGCATAATGCAAAAAACTATGCGTGAAGATCTCAATTTGTCTGGAAGTATCATAACCAGATTAAAACATAATGGTGCAGTAACAACGGAAACAATAGGCAAAATATGTGAATATTTACAATGCACTCCAAATGACATAATGGAGATCAAATTTGATTCCGAAATAGCATCTTCTTATAATGAAAAACATAAAGTAAACATAGAACAGCAGATTGCAGAATTACAAGAGCAATTGAAACAGATATAGTAATTAAAATCCAAGAGAGGTCTACGGCAAAACACCGTAGTCCTTTTTTATTGCATATAATAATGAAAGGAGACACACATGAAAGTATTAGATAGATTAAAAATGGAGTTATCCAATCAGCAGTATTTCTCTGATGAGCAGTACATTCAGTTCCTTACAGAGAACTCATTAACTCCGACAGATGAATATGATAAATCAACAATGCAGAAGTCATTACTGTTCACAGTTGTTGATGTACTCGAAGCCGTTACAAACGATATAGATTTAATGACAGGTATCAGTACAGAGTTCTCTAACATTGGACAAGCGTATGAGTTCTTAGAAGCAAGAATACAACAGGTGAAAGATAAGATTGCAGCCATTCCAGATGAGAATGAGGACTATACTTGTTTCTCACTGATGTATACGAGAGATAGAATTTAGCAGTTGACACAGATGGATTTTTAGTGTATTCTATGGATAAGTCACAGATAGTTATACGAATTATCAATAAAAAAGTTATATGAGTTTCTTGATTACATGGGAGTTGCCTACAGTTGGTAGAGCACTTGACTTTTAATCAAGTTGTCGGGGGTTCGAATCCCCCGTGTCTCACTATATGGGAAAACTCATTGCTTTTAGTGATGAGTTTTTTTATTGTATTCGTATAACTGTCTCACTTAAATTTAGAGGTCAAGCACACAGAAAGTGAGGTTGTTATTATGAAACAAATCCAAATGAACAAATCTAAAAATTTATCTGTAAATGATGCTTATGATTTATTTATCAGAAAGTGTCGTGTCAAGAATTTATCCCAAGCATCTATTGTGTCATACGAGAATAAGATTCATCCGTTTGTAGATTACTGTGAAGGTGGTCTTATCAGTGCGGTTACAATCGACACAGTGGATGGATTTACCAATCATCTTAAAACAGAACATAATGTAAATGATGTATCTGTCGTATCTTATTTACGGTCTGTGAGAGCGTTCCTATATTATTGCATGGAATGTAACTACATGACCACATTCAAAATTCATCTTCCAAAATCACAGAAGGACATTAAGGAAACTTACTCGAATGAACAGTTGGAGAAATTATTAGCCAAGCCAGACCTCAATAGTTGCTCCTTTACGGAGTTTAAGACATGGGTGTTTGAAAACTATATGCTTGCTACTGGAAATCGTCTCAGTACGGCTCTAAACGTCCATATCAAGGACATTGACTTTGATAATGGAATGATTATGTTGCGTAAGACAAAGAACCGTAGACAGCAGTTAATCCCACTCTCAGCGTCTTTATCTGAGATATTGAGAGAGTATCTTGATATTCGTGGTGGAAATCCTGATGATTTTCTCTTTTGTAATAACTATGGTGAGCAAGCCAGTAACAGAACATGGCAGACATTAGTGTATCGCTATAACATTAAGCATGGTGTCAATGTCACGAGTATACATTCATTCCGACATACTTTCGCAAAGAACTGGATTCTCTCAGGGGGTGATATTGTAAGATTAAAGACCATCATGGGACACAGTAATATTGCAGTCACGAATGAATACCTTGCTATGTTTGGTCAGGATTTGCAGATGGATTTTGAGAAGTTCAATCCATTAGATAACTTGAAGAACAGAAACAGAGAACAAATTAGAATGTAAAGGAGAATAATGTTTATGAAGAAATGGATCAAGGCAGATAACGGCAGAGTAACACAGGTGATTGAATTTGATGATGGCTCAAAGATGGAACTGCCATTAGATAACAATGGTAACTTGAAATGGTTTGATGACAGCAAATTTGTGAAAAAAACCAAGTGATTTTCTAGGGTGACAACAACCCCCAATAAATCCCTACTGTTGTCCAAATATCGTGACAACGATAGGGATAAAAGTGGGGTAGTTGTGACACATATTAGTAGTAGATAAGAGTTAATAATAGACAAGTGATACCACTCGTTTTCAACGAGATGTTATTCTTTGGATTTATTATTGTTTTGTTTTGGAAAGGAGAGATACATGAATTATGCGAATGTATTTGGTCGTACTCAGAAACAGTTTGACATGACCATGGACAGAGAGAAGATTACAGTTACAGATTTCTTCAATTCAGATACCAAGTATGATGTATTCTTTCGCAGAAATCAGCGTAGTACCACACCGCAAGGTAAGGTTAGATTTTTCTATGCTCAGAGTACACCTATTGATATTGGAACTATTTTTGTATTAAACGGAAGTAATTTTATTGTTACATCTAAAGATGGAATTGAAAGCAATATATATTTTACTTCTCTTGCAGTGAAATGTGATACAACATTTGTTGTCCAATCAGAGAATAAGTATATAGATGTTCCTATGTCTGTTGTATCGGATAAATGGACTGTGGCACATGGAAGTGTATTCAGTATGGTCAATGGTGCTGTGGCTATGTTTACACAGGATAATCCCATTGCAAGAGGTATTGCAGTAGATAATAAATATTATGCCTTTGGTGGCTATTATAAGGTCGGTAATACATTCTTTAACAATGGACTGGCTTATTTCTATATGGAGCGTCAGACAATGCCACAGGACAATTATAAGACCGTATATACAGGTGTTACCACATTGGATATGAATGAGAGTACCACATATCAGTTGACCTATGTTGTGACCAACAATGGGAATGTTGTGGATAATCCATCTATAACATATTCATCTTCTGATGAAACTGTTGCGACTGTTAGTGATACTGGTCTTATGACATTGCTTAAAGAGGGTACAGTTGAGATTACTGCTAACTCATGCGTGACTACCATAACCGTTGTTAATACTGGTAGTGGATCAGATGTAAATTACACAATTAGCATATCAGCATCTACAGATACTATTAAGATTGGTGGCTCATATAAGTCGTTGAGTTGTCTGTTTACTGATAAAGATGGTCAGGATATAACAGAGACAACTATTGCCGATATGACAACTGCTGACTTTACGTGGACTTGCTTCATTGAAGATACAGAGTTTACGGGCAATACATTTGTTACATGGAGAGCAGGAACTTCTACCAATGGCAAGAGAATTAAACTTGGTTCTGATTATAATTACATTGGAAAGACAATCACTATCAAGTGTACGGTCAATGGTGTAACAGCAGCAAAAGATTTTGAAATGACAGAGTAACCTATAACTTGGCGAAAAAGATTTATCTCTTACTTGATATTTTCATAGAATATGATATAATATCTATGTAGGGAACATAAGTTTTGTAAAAAGTTTACAAAAAAGGGTTAAGTTTTTTATAACTTGTGTCGATACATATTATGTAAGGGATAAATCTGATAGCCAAATACACAGAAAGCGAGGAAATAAATGATATTAGATAATGGCTTGAAGATTATGAGCATTGATGCTACCGACTTATTTAGAGTAGAGGTAGAATCAACAAAGAACAAAAAGGGCAAAGAGATTAAGGTTGCAAAAGAAATCGTACCTTCTGGATTATCTTCCTATTACGATTACTATGATGAATCAAAAGATGAAATTCTTCATCTGAGAAATCCCCAGTTATTCAAAATGAAATTAGATAGCAGTATGGCACTGGATGAATTAGGTCGAGTGATTGCAGACAGACGAATGACAAAGACAGCATTTTTCAATGTCAGAAGAAAGTTAGCAACAGACCAAGTAGTATACTTAACATTCAAATATTCTTCATTTAGAAGTACACTTAAAGATGATAAGGATGATAAGGGCAAGGTCAAGAAGTACAGGGTAGACGGAAAGACAAAAGAAACCATCAGATATATGATATATGATAAGGAAGATTTCTCTTTCAAGATTGACGATATTGAATATGTTAGATGGTGTCGATCAGGAAGTGCTTCAAGACAAGGTAAATGTTTCTTCATCAACAAGGAACTGGTTCACTCAATGAACCTGTTTACGGATTGCGGTATCAATCCTAAGAAGAGAAGAATCAATCTTGCATCATTTGAAGCGTACAGAGCATTGTTGTTATCACATAAAACAGCAAACTTAGATATTCGCCCGGAGAACATACTTCTTATCGAAGATGTAAAATCAGTATTCAAAGATAAGGTTATGTATGTGGGACTTAAAGATAAGAAACTCTTCACAGAAGAAAAAGAAATGACGATTGAAAACAAAATATGGGATGGACAATCACTGATTGATAAATCTCTGATGGGTGACTACCAAGACAAAGGAATGTTACTTCTTCGTCACAAATTCTTCAAATCTTGTTGCTTTAACAGCAATATTCAGCAGTGGTTCAAAGATAACCACATCACAGATGTTTCCCAGTTAAACGGAATTACAACAGCAAAGAGAATCGAGGACATCAAATTTATTACTACTCCAAGCAGTATTAAATATTGTAAGTTCGGAGATACCGAGAATTGGTTCTATGACTGGTTGAAACAAATTTCTAAGAAAAATATCCCATTTGGAATAGTAAAATATGAAAAGCCGACCAAATACTTTGGCGGTAAGTTAGTAAGAACACACTATCAGATTTTAAACACCTTACAGATTACAAAGAATAAAATTACAGAATTGCTTCAACAGACATTAGATTATATCGAACTGCTTAGGAAAGATACACTTGCAATGTATCACTACTGCGAAGCAACCTCAGATGATGAGGACAGCGACTTAATGATGAATGTAAAAGCAGATGTAATCTACAGAATGATGAAACTGAATATGTCTTTCAAGGACACAAAACTTTACAAACATCTTGCGAAGAATGTAATTGAGAGCATCAGAGCAGATATTAAGTGTGGCAGGATTCTTGTCAATGGTAACTACTCAACGGTCTTAGGAAATCCAATTGAAATGCTTCAGGAGTCAATCGGAAAGTACGAGCCAGAGACAACAATAGTTGGTAAAGGAAACATTATATCAACAGCGTTCCCACAGAAACAGTTACTTGCTTGCAGAAGTCCACATATCACAATGGGAAATATTTATCTCCCACATAACACTGAGAACCATTTGGTTACAACCTACATCAATATGACAGACAACATTATGGTAATCAATTCAGTAGGTGAGAATGTTTTACAGAGAGCAAATTCAATGGACTTCGACAGTGACCAGATGATGATTGTTGACAACGATATAATGATTGATGCAGCCGTTAAGAATTATGATAAGTTCTTAGTTCCGACAACAGATATTGAACCTGATCCGAAGGAAGAGGAATACACGGCAAAGAATCTTGCAAAGTTGGATTATGAAAGCAGTGAAAATCTTATAGGTCAGATTGTTAATCTTTCACAGGTCTTGAACTCAAAATTGTGGCACGAGATGAATAAAGAAGAACCGAATCAAAGTTATATTGATAGATTGTATAAGGATGTATGTCAGTTATCTATAATGTCAGGTCTTGAAATTGATAAGGCAAAGAAAACACTGATTGTAGATAACAAAAATGAGTTGAAAGAAATCAGAGAACGATACAAAAGCAAAGAAGATGGCAAAATCGGTTATCCAATGTTCTTTAAGGAACTTGGTAAGAAAGGAAATTACGACAGCAAAAAGACATATATCTTCTATAATACAACACTTGATATGATTGGTGATGAGATTGCATACAAGACAATGACAGTTGAGGGTACAGAAAAGGCACTGCATAAAATCCTGAGAAAGCCAGATATTAAATCAAGAGATGTAGACAAAGATAAGATTAAGGCGGTCTTGGAATTATGCAAGCAAAGAGCCAAAGACGATAAGAAATTAGGAGTTGAGAAAACTCAGTTGGGTAAGAGTGAATACAACCGCATGAGAAAGCAGACCATTGAAAACTTCTTGGAAGATTTGGCAGAGATAAAGATGAACCAAGCAACACTCTACACATTGCTTACAAGCGAGGATGCAGAGAAATATGAGGACTATATCTTACAGGGATTATTGGAACTGAAATCTTCAACATTGAAGAAACTGGTCAAGACAGATGATACAACACCAACACTTGTAGAAGATGCAGCAGGAGACATTGAGATATACGGAATAAAGCATAAAAAATCGGAAGTGGCATAAAAACCACTTCCTTTTATTTTGCAAAAAAACTGCACGATTATTACCGAATTAAATTCGAAAACCCTTGAAAAATAAGGCATTACGAGGTCATTACAACGTCCGTAATATGGAGAGAAATAACTGCATAATTTTTACGGAACGAAATTGTTGAAAATGTAGTATTTTCAATAGTTTAAGGGTTGTCAAATGAGGGTGTAATATGGAGAGAAAAAATTGCGTTTTGGGTATAAAAAACACACCAACAATCCTATGAATACATTGGTGTTCTTGTCATTAAATTTCTTTCCTATGGAAAAGCATAAGAAACTTTTACAAATGCTATTATAGCAGGATAGAAAGTCAATGTCAATGATTTTCTAAATTTTTTTATGCAACAAAATTTCTAGTATCTAACATAGTAATCATTTATTTATGGGACGGTGTTCTATCGTCCCTTCCTCCTCCAGTTTATAACGGTCGAAAAAACGGCACGTTAAAATATATCAAAAGTTTTTATGGGGCAGCCCCACGAACTAAATTTAACTTAGGGCGTACCGACTGCAACAGGAAAGGATTAAAAGATGGATATTAAAGAATTGAATTTAACAGATGAGCAGATGGCTCTTGTATCTAAATATGTTCAGTCAGAAACAGATAAGGTGCGTACAGATTACAGTGCGAAACTTAAAACTGCCAATGATGAGATTGCAAGATTAAAGCCAGTAGAAAAATCTGATGCAGAGAAAGCATTAGAGGAAAGAATTTCTGCTCTCGAAAGTAAAGAGAAAGAACTTGCTAACAAAGAAAAGTCAATGACGCTTGCAAGCAAATTAAAAGAGAAAGAACTTCCAGAAGGATTAGCACAGTTCTTAAATGTCGGTGAGGATATGGACAAGACCATAGAAGAGGTAGGTGCATTATTTGGTAACTACTTTCTCAACGGATCAAACAAACCATCAAATCACCAGACCTCAAAAGGAATTACAAGGGAAGATTTTAAGAAGATGGGATATGCAGAGAGGGCAAAACTTTATGCAGAGAATCCTTCACTTTATCAAGCATTGAATAAATAGGTGGTGATGACCACTTATTCAATGGGAAAGGTGGTCTAATGGACGTAAATACAATTCAAACATTGATTACTTCTGTTGGTTTTCCTATTGTCTGTGTACTTGCTTTAGGATGGTTTATCTATAAAGCATTTGAGAAGTTCACAGCACAGTCAGAGAAGCGTGAGGAAAAACTTTACACTGTTCTGGCTAATGCACAGGAAACCAATGAAAGATTATCAAAGACAAACGCTGAGTTTGTAACGGTATTGAATACATACAAATCTGACCTTGAAGAGATTAAGTCAGATGTATCGGAAATTAAAGAAAATATGAAAGGTTAAAATGGTGAAAATTTATGAGTACAATTAACACTAATGTTATTGTGCCTGATGTATATTCTGCTCTCGTAAGAGAAAAGATTACAGGCAAATGCAAGGTAGCACAGTTCCTTGTAAACTTAGGAGAACTCCACGGCAAAGTTGGTGAGACATTAACTATGCCTAAGTGGGGTTATATCGGAGATGCTAAGGATTGGGACATCAATACTCCTATGGATGTAACACAGATGAAGCAGACATCTACAACTGCTACAATCAAAGCAATCCAGGCACCAGCCGTAAAAGTTGCAGATTATGATTCTGAGGTGGAACTTGGTAACGCTATCAATGAAGCAGCAGAGCAGCAGGCAATCGCAGTGGGTAGAAAATATGATACTGATGCAATCGCAGAAGCATTAAAGTCCCCACTTAAATACAAGTTAGGTGCTAAGAACACTGTTACACAGGACGAGATGATTGCTATCCTCGGTCTTTACGGTGACGACAGAGACAGTCAGGACTTCGATGCCATAGTAATTTCATCTCTCTTTGCACCATCTTTCTATAAGATGGATATGTTCACTTCTCGTGAGAGAACAATGACAAAGGATGGTAACGGTATTGCAGTAAACGGAATTATCGGTTATTTCCTTGATATTCCAGTTGTATTATCTGATCGTCTCTATGATACAACAAACACAGAGGGATTTATTCTTGTAATGAAGAAGAACGCTATCTCTTACATTCCAAAAGAGAATCCATTCGCTGAAACTGCAAGGGATGCATCTCTCAGACAGACAACCATTTACTTATCTCAGTTCTATGCAATGTCATTAACTGATGATACAGCAATCGTTGTTGCTAAGACAGTATTACCTACAGGTAAATAAAATACACATAAAAAGAAAACCAAAAGAAAGTAAAGTTTCATTGGGAATAATTTGAATAATTATGGGGTGACTTATATGTGTATAGGTCGTCCCATTTTTTGTAGAAAGTGAGGGATAAAATGCTCAGTGGAGAACAGTTAAAATTCCTGAGATATTATAATGGTAAGACACAACAGCAAGTCGCTGATTGGTGCAATGTATCAAGAAGATATATCATTATGGTTGAACAGAATGAAGAAAGATTATCAGAGGAAACATATAATGCTTTTATCAACTGCATCTATGGCATTGGAAAGCCACTGCCAAAAGAGCCAAGACCAAATCAGACCAGTAAAAAGAAGAAGTCAGGTGATGAGTAATGGGACTGTTCAGTAGAATATTTGGCGGTAAGTCCATTAGGTCTGCTGCAACTTCCGCATCATTTCTTGGTGCTTATCGTGAAGCGGGTGGACAATCCTATGACGGTGGTGGATGGGGATTAGACCGATTCAACAGTATCATAGATGCTCACTCTTCCATAGACGATATGATAGAGGAATGGGGACTTGCTGATGAAGGTTGTCGGTATCAGTCATTAGATGGATATTCTAATCCGTACACGCAAGCATACCGTGAAGAAAGAGAACGTGCAGAAGCGGAAGCGGAAATCCTTACAATGTTCGGAGAAGAGATAGATGTAGAACTTCTAATTGATTGGGACACTGTAGAAGAGAATGCTTATGAGTATGCAGAAGAACTTGCACAAGCATGGTTAGACGGTTCGGAATGGGTGCCAGAAGAAATTATGGACTGGGCTTGGTACGATTTATCAGACCATAATATGTAAGGGAGAACACAATGACAGGGAAAGAATTTCGCAAATGGCGAAGAAGTTTAGAAATCTCTCAACAAGTGGTAGCCGATTATGCGGAATGTAACAAGTCAACTATCTGTCGTTGGGAGAAAGAACAAATCAAAATATATCCAGACCTATATTCTAAGGTAATGGATTTCTATAAAAATCATAAATAATCTTACGCACAAATCTGTGCGAACAAATCACAAGAACAAAAGTCGGAAATGTATGAATAGGACATGGCGACTATAAAATAAAGGAAGAACTCAAAATCAGAGAGAAAGGCAAGGTGAAATAATTTGCAGAAAGAACGCAAGTATTTCATCTTCATTATGATTAACTGTCTGAGCGAATTATTTCGCCCAGATGGTGAACGTAATGAACGTGGAATATTTAAGTAAAGTACCTGAGTGGTATAAGAGTAATGAAAAATTTGATTTAGTATTGAGTGATGACATTGATTCACTCACAACAGTTGCAGTTGTACAGAGTGTACACCCAAACTGGAATGTAGAATATTTCTATGATTTCGATAATATCTATGCAAGTCCAGATGTTTATTTCAAGGAAAATAAATCACGCACAAGAGTATGGTGTGATGTAGCGTTTTGTAGAAATGAAATGGCATTTGACAATCATATCAGCAGGAAAGATATAGACGACCATGTAAATCCTCGTTGTATCAATCCGAACATCTTAGCAAGCGTATCTAATTATGGCTATACAAATAAGTATGCAGGATCAACGGCTCTACTTGTTTGGTCTTTATACAATATCCCATTACCAAAAACAGAAGAAGGAAAGATGATGCTGCTTTGTATCGACAGCACATTCAAAGGATTTTATTCTAGCACATTCAAAGAGAGAAACAGATTCTTTCTTTGTGATGTATTGGATTTACATGAATTATATGAAGTAGAGAAGCGTCACAACATTAAAGAATTTTATCAGTTAATGGACAAGTATGGACTGTCTCAGAAGATTAGATACAACAGCGAGACAAAACAGATTGAATCAAAGTTAGATGTCGCCACAATCAGCGAGAAGTTGGGAATAGATATATCTCTTCCAACAAAACAATATGACCATTGGAGAAGTTTTGAACAGAAACAGGTCAATATGTGCGGTGTGAAATCCATAAAAGATTTAGAGAGAGGATTGGTCACACTGGCTTTTACATTCAGAAATGTAGCAAAGTATTCCGTTTTGAAAAAGACGGCTTAATTGAAAACTAAATAGAGAATATATAAGTGGGTGGCTACATTACAGTCACCCTATAACAAAAGAAAGGACACAGAAAGATGAACGAATATTTATTAGAAATGCAGTTGTCCACAGAGGACAATTTATCAGATGAAGAACTTATGATTATGAACTCGTACCAGAAGGTACGCACCAACAGAAAAAAGAAAATTCAAAAGGAGAATATTACAAATGGAAA